GCCGAACCGTGCTTCGCTCGTCCGCTCCGGTAGCCACGAGACTCGCATTTATCGGCGTCCATCGCGTAACGATATTCGCCGGACCGTCAACGACTGTGCCTTTCGGCGTCGTGTACTTTTGGCCGCGTTCGGTCGTCAAAACTTCCCGCGGGATTGCTGTAATCGAAAAGTCAGTAAGGTGCCCGTCGCGAAGCTTTGCCTCTGCCGCTTGGCTGTCCGGGTCGCTTGCAAAGTAAGGCACTCCGCCGAACTCATCGCCGTTAATCGAAAGGTTTCGAAGGCTGCCGAAAATGTTTCGGACGGTCGATTCGTCGTGACTGTCGACGATCGGGATTTGTGTTTGGCCGGCTCGCATTTCAATGCCGTCCATTTCGAGCACTTCGGCAACGGTCATGCCGCGGCTTTCGTCGTAACGCATTACCGGCGACTCTGTGGCCGTGACGACGCGAAGCGATTGCCCTTCGGCGCGAATGACAAGCGATCGCATCACAAGCGAATCGGCCTTGACCGGCGGCAATTTGCCCTTAGTGCTCACTGGCTTGCCTCCGCTGCCTGCAATGTTTCTTGACTTACACTTCCATCCCTTGCGTCATCGATCAACAGTTGCACATTCGTTTCGGATAGCCCTTGAGCGGACAACAAAACCTTCGCCCTTGCTTCGCTGATCGCTCCGCTTGCCATCTCGCTAAGCACGTCGGTAATAGCCTTGGTCGCGTTCTTAAACGCTAGGCGGCCCATGCCCTGCATCTCGCCCGAGCCGGTTTGCGACGGCTGTTGGGCTTGCGGGTTCTGATTCGCGTTAACCATTGCCAACTGCTGCTCAGCCGGCGTCAACAAGCCAAGTTGACGACGCAGCCGATCTTCTTTAGCACGCTGATAAAAAACGTTTTTCCACGATTTGCCACGAGCCCCAAGCTCTGTTTGATAGTCGCTCATGTACGCATCGATCGACGCCTGAGCGGTTTGTTGCTCAACGCTTGGGTCGACCCATTCCCAGTCCGGCATTTGCCATTCGACTGGCGCGGCCGTGTTGCGATCGTCAAGCAAATCAACCGCGGTAGGAAATCCGACAACGCCAGCCGATGCCGCTTGTTCGCAGAATGCGTTCCAAATCGGCTGGCAAAGATGGTTCCGCAAGTATTGTTGCCAGCAACGAAAACGCCTTCGGTCCTCAAGCTGGCTTGTGCGGCTGCTGCTGTAATTCGTCTTTGAATAATCGCGGGCGACCACCTCGTAGGATAGCCCAGTGCCAACCGCGATGCCGCGTAGTATTAACTCGATCCACGGGCCTGCATTTGCGTTGGGCCTGCCGGGATTAGCCGACTCGATCGACTCATTCGGCCCGAGGTGCATGATCATGCCGGGCTGTAGATAATCGTATTGGTTGCCCGACTTGTCCGAAGTGTCGCCGCCGTCTGGATCGGTTAAAGAGTTGATCGGCGTTTCGGTCTTAATTGCCATCGTGAAACAAGATGCAACTGCCGACGCTTGAAGCTCGTTATCGACGTAGACGCCCAAATCGCGTAGCCATTGCATCGCGGGCGCAAACCACGATACGCCGCGGCTCTGGCCGATACGGTCGCGTCGGTACAGATGGATAATCTCAGTCGCCAGAATGCGTTCTGGCGTTCGTCTCAAAACGTATGGGCTGTTCGGATGCTCTGGATAAATCCAATAAGCGATCGGCTTGCCGAGGTCATCGATTTCGACGCCGCGAATTATGCGGTTCTGATCGCTGTTGCGTGCCAAGTATTGATCTTTGTCCGTCGCTAGTCGATCCGCTTCGATTAGCTCAAGAGCAAGCGGCACCGGCCTTGTAATGCCGCGAAATTCTTTACCCGAAGTTCTTACGATCTTCACTAGCACTTCGCCGGCTTCGACGATTTCGCGCTGGCAAAGTGCCTGCATCTCTTCGAAGGTGTGCAACCCGTTAACGTCGCACACTTCCGACCAATCTTGCCAAGCCTTGTCGCGGATCTCGTTGACGTTTTCGACGTCTTCGCCAATCGGCGTTTCGAGCGTGCTTTGTGCCTTAATGCCGCAACCGACAACACTTGAGACGATCGTATCGACCACGCCCCAGGCGTAGGCGTTATCGCGTACCAACGCCCTTGCCCAAGCCCTCAAAGAGTCGGCACCCTGCGGGCCAAGTAGCTCTTGGTCAGCCGATTGATTTTTTGGCCGCTTGTTAGAGTTGAGGCGGTTGTTTTCGCCGCCTTGATATGACCGCTCAAATAGCTTTCGAGCGTGTGCGCGACGCAGCGCCCATCGCGGGGCGATAACAGAAATTGCACGATCAAGAGTTCGCCCGATCATCGGCTTACCCTCGACATTCGGCCAAGCCGTATCGCGGTGCCGTTTTCTCTGGCAAGCTGGCGGGTGAGCATGTCCCGCTGCGCCATTAGCTCGCCTAAATCAAGCTTAGAGACCGACCGATTACCGATTGAATATGACGACGCCCCGCCCGTTAGCAAGGCGCTGATCGCTGCTTCGATTTGGTTCAATAATGTGGCGGTCTGCGACATGACTTAACGGTAAGCCATTCGCGTTCGCTTGCAATGGAATTTCGGGCCTAGTTACTACGCTCGTAGTAACGTTGTCACCCATAAAGCTTTGAGCCTGCGCCCAGGTCGCTCCGCAGTACTTGCACTTGCAATATCGGACGCTTCCTTTCGTCGCATAGACGACGCTGTAAGACTCGCCTTTCGGCCTGATCGCCGCACAACTACTGCACGGTCGCGGGTTGAACCGCTTCGGCTCTGGCGGTGCCGGTTGTCCCTCTTGCTCTTGCTTGGCTTGTTTTCGCTTGCTCATTAGCTCTATCCTCCTAGTAACGCCTCTGCGGTATCCATCCACCAGCACGGGTTCTAAATCTTCCGTGCGGTTTCGCCCTGTTTGTGATCAGCTTCGGTGCGTCTGCGTTGATTTGCCTTGCCGAAACCTGCGACTCGCTTTCGCCGATTAACTTCACCTTGCAAACTTCAGTCGCTGCCGATGCCATGCAAAGAGCGTCGAAAAAGTGGTTGTTAGCGTTGACGCAATTCCAAAACGTTTTTGATCCGCGGCCCTCTTTGAATTCGCTCACAAGTTCTTCGGCTGCGATGTGTTGAGCAAAGGTCAAGTGCTTTTTGTTGCCGTCTGGATGAAACAACGAAAGCGACCCGCGACGAAGCATGTTATTTTCGTCGAATGTCGGAGTTAAAAATCGTTCGTGCACCCATTGCTTCCAGTAGTCTACGTCCAATTCGTATAGCCAAACTTTCGAAGGTGGCAAGAATTGAGCGTGTAGCCTTTCGCCGGGAATGCAAGTCGGCGATGCCGTGCGGCGTGGCTTGTAGTTGGCGAGCCCCTTTGATGGGTGAAACTTGCCGCCAACTTGACGACAAAATTCGTAAGCCGCGTTCGTAAACGTGCCCGAATCGATCAACGTAAAGTCGATCGGCCTTTCCTCGCCTAACGCATCAACAAGCGGACGCGAAAGCATTTCATCACGCCAACGCAACAAAGCCTTATAAATCATCGGCTCGCTTGCTTCGTTGTCGGTCGTGTTGTCGGTCCCTGTCACCTCGGCAATGCCGTAGTCGATCACGACGCCACCGGCACCCTTCCACCAGCCACAGATAACCCAGTGACAAGCGTACTTCCCGAGGTCAATGGCGGCTGTAACAGAAACCGTGTTTGCCGGCAGTTGTCTCCGCGCCAGTCCGCTTATCCGGCTTGATACGATGTCGGCCGAAATGCCGTTGCCAACCGGCCCAGTCTCTGGCGGAGGGTCGTTATCGTATTCTGTCGCCACCGCCTTTTCGCCGTAGTCTGCGACTTTGTTGTAATAGGCTTGGATCGCCGAAAGCTCGAGTAGTTCGCCGTCGGCGTGTGGCCTTTGGTCGAAGCTATATGGGTTGCTGATTGCCGCCCCGCGTTCAATGTCGTCTTTGTTGTCTCGCCAGAATCGAAAAGCTTCGCGGGCGTCTGGATCGCTTGACGATCGCTCTTGCCTCATTGCGATGTATTGCTGCACCAAATCCATCCGATCCGGCTTTTGCACCAGCATCCGAAACCGCTCGCCGCGCCAGTTCGGTTTTAGTTTCGGGTCGGTGTACTTGTACGCAATCGACTTGCGGTTTTGAGTTGTGCAAAGCATTAGCCGCGAAACTCGGCGACCCGAAGCCCCGAGCCCCGATATATCTTGCTCAATGATTTCTTCGTTTTTACTGATCAGCGTATCGGATGCCGCTGCCTCTCGATCCTCAATGTCGTCGATGATCGCAAGCGATGGCCGCCGGTCGTAGTAGTTCGTCCCGCGAATCGATCCATCAACGCCAACGGAAGCGACGATCTGGCCGCAGCTTGCTGGCTCGATTTCCTGAGGCCACGATGCCGGTAGTTGATCGCGTTTGATTGTCGGTAGGATGATATGATCCGACGCCATTTCGATGCCCGTAGGCTTGCCGCCTGCGGTTTGCATCCTGGCCCGCGACGACCAAGCACCGACCGCCCGGAACGGTATGCCGATCTCTGGATAATCTGCGATGAACATTTCCGACTGTTGCAATCGTTCGCGAATTGTTTTAAGTTCGCCCTCTGACTTTTTTTGATTTTTGCCGATTACGATAACGAAAGGCGATAAGCGGCGGACCATTAAATAGAGCCCGCCATACATCGCCAATCGCGTTTTGCCTTCGCCTCTCGCCCCTGCTATCGCTTTGTCGCCGCCGTAGATTGCGGCTTCGACAATGGCTTGTAGCATTCGCGATCGGTCTGTTGTGAACGGCTGAAAAAACGTGTCCGGGAAATAGGTTCGCAACCAAACTTCGGCCGACTCTTCCGCGGTTAAGCGGCGGTCGATGTTTGCGGGATTAGGAATCTTGAGGTCGCGGGCGGCGGCTCGCTTTTCCGCCATTAAGCGACGCTGAGATTCTCGCTCATCGTAAATTGGCTGCGTCGGCTGTTGTTTCAACGCCGCTATCGCTGCCGCCGCTCTGTCCTTCGGCATTTGCGATAAGACCGACCTCAATGCCGAGGTCTCTAGCGATCGCATCCAATCGATCGTGCTCGGTTCGAAGGCTAACATCTACCGCCTTATGCTCGTCCGCTTGGTTTTGTGCCTCTGCCGACATTAGGGCCTTTGCTGCCGATGTCACCTCTCGCGGCGATGCTACGGGGTCTCTTACTATTCGGCATAGTCTTTCTAGCACCTCTTGACGCATTTCAGGCGTCATTGGCCACCGCTGGCAAACCGCCTTTGCCATCATTCTTGTTTCTTGAACCGCCAAGTAAACATCTCCCTTTTATCCCGTCCACTGTGCAACCTGCTTGCACATCTTAATAAATTCTGCTTGGCTCATTGTGCCTTTAGCCTTGTTTACTCTTGCGTCCAGCCATTGCAGATTCTCAATGTCATTTGTTCCGCCATTTGAAAGCGGTACTATGTGGTCAAGTTGTGCCGTTTCTGGAACTAGCTTTACTCCGCTTAATGCGCACCGAAATCTTTGGCTTTTTACTTTTTTTAATAGCTCTCCAGCAGATGCTTTTTGTTGTTGATTTTGGTTCCTTTTTTTTTGATCAACCGCTCCAAGCTCTCTAACCGACTTCAGTCCCATTGCTTTTGCTATTTCCAGCAATTTTTTACTTACACCGCTCGGGGAACCAGAAAGACCAAGCAGTTTTCCGACTTGCGTCGGCGATCCTGTTTCCATGTATGCTGAAATGTATTGCTTTTGGCGTTCTGTTAATTTGTCAAACGCATTTTTATGTTCCTGGCAACTGAACTGCATTTATTGCTCCACTTGCTTTTTTTTGCATCTTTTTCTTCTAAACCGATTGATTGCATTTGGCTTTTCGTTGCAAGCTCCCACGAAATGCAACTAAGCTTAAACGGATCTCCGGGGTGATTTAACGACCTTTTTTCTAACGACGACGCTGCCGAAAAACACCTTGCTTTCCATCTATCTTTTTTACAATTTTGATTTGAAATAAATCTAGCGGCCTTGTCGATCCATTTTGCGTAAACAGAGTTTTCTTTCCTGCTTTGGCTGTGATGCTTTTTCCATTTTGCTTTTGCTAAGAGCGAACGCCTAACATCATTGCGTTTTGGTTTCCCTCTGTTTTTTATTAAAGAAAACTGCCTTTGACACTCTAGGCTACATGCAAATTCTTTGTAATTCTTCGCAAGGCTAGGCGCTCTCGCAACCTCCTTTCCGCATGTGACACACTTCCTTTTTACCCTCTTGTTTTTAACAAAATCCATCGCACACTTATGGCAACAAAAAGATTTGTTTTTATCTGTTGTGTTGATTGCGATGCCGCACGATTTGCATGGCCTGTTAAGCATTTGAACAGAACGTTCTTTTTTTTCTTTTAAGACTAATTGCCAGCAGGGCTTGCAAAGACCTTTTGCATGATGAGGGAAGCTTTTAGCCCCATAGCCAATAAATCCGCACTTGCATGTTTTGTACTTGCGAGGTCCGCCCATTTTTTTAGGCTGCTTTTCTGCGTCAGATTTTCTTTTGCTCAAAACCTCCCCCTTATCCCCCGCGTTATTTTGCCGATTTTACTAACTAACTGACCTATAATAAATTGCGCTCTTT